CGGAACTACCCTAAAGGCAGGGGCTTATATAGTAGTACCTACTGGGTCAGCTATTACGGCTATTACAATGAGCAGCGGTAGCGTTATCATATATAACCAGTGATGAACACCCTACTAAATAGGGCAAGGCGACAGGCTTCAGGTGGTGGAGGTTCACCGTTTGCGATGGGTAATTCACTTTACACAGATGGGGTTAATGACGTAGCAGTTAATCCAAGCGCGACAACTTCGGCATTCAATCCGTTTCAAACGTCAGCTTGGAGCGCAAGCGTATGGGTTAAACCAACTACGTCAGCCACTATGTACCCGTTTGCTATTAAAGGCGGTGGAGATACTGGGCATAGATTCTATTTTAAGCTAAATTCCAATAGGCAAATTACCATTGGTTCGCACGGGCAACAAGCGCACTCAGGGGTTACTTTTCCTTCGTCTTATTGGACAACGTGGAATATGTATAGCTTTTCCATTAACGTAGATAGCCCTACTCAAAACACCGTTTATATGTATATTAATGGGGCTTTATTTGCTACCATTGTACAAGCCAAGTACTCATATACTTTTACTACAACTCAAGTATCTATTGGGGCTTTATCTGCTGGAAATTTAGGATTGCAAGGATTTTCTACGCAGTATGTTTTTACCGAAAATTTAGTACCAGCGAGCGAGTGGCTATCACTATACAATAGCGGTTCAGGTGCTGACCCTTCAGCGGTAATTACTTCGCCACATTCAATCTATAATATTACCGAAGCAGTAGGTACAACAAGCGGAGACATTGCAGACGCATTAGGAGAACAAGACCTAACGATGTCGGGATTTGTTGCACCGTTCGGAGTAAACGCAGACAACCCATGACATTCAATTCAGAATTACATAGTTGGGCTTTTCTTCTTGAATCGGAGTATAATCCCGATGATATTACTCTTGCACATTACGAGGTTAATACTATTGCCTTTAAACAAGTTGGAGAGGACGAGTATGTTGAATACAGAAACCTCGAATGGAAGGGTGATATATTACCAGAGCTTGAGAATTGGACCATATTCCAAAGTGCAACAGAGGCCGCAGAATTTTTAAGTTAATATGATAGGTGTCGGCAGCTCCTTTCTTTTCAATAAGCCATTAGCTGGAGCGCCTACGGGCATCTTACAAGCTGGGCTACTTATCTATGTAGATGCAAGTAACGCAGCAAGCTATGGCGGAAGCGGAACGACTTGGACTGACCTTAGAGGCAACTACAACGGCACTCTAACTAACGGCCCTACTTATTCTTCTGCTGACGGAGGGCAGATAGTGTTAGACGGGACGGATGACTATGTAACATTCGGCAATGTCTCAGAACAAGTTGAAGCCGCTGCATTTACCGTACAAATGTGGTTTCGGATGGAAGATGCCGCACTTAGCAACAACAGACTTTGGGGCAGAAGAAGAAACTCGGACAGCAAAATTATCAGCGGATGGATTCACGCTAACGGCTCTATTTATTTTTACAATGCAAACGATACGGCTAACCAATTTGCGTTTAAGTCAGGCAATAGCTTTACAGATAACGAGTGGTATAATGTTGCTTGGGTTTTTGACGGTAGCGGTTCAGCAAACGCAGATAGAGCAAAGATATATCTCGATGGCTCTGAGCTAACTTCATTGACTTTTGGGAGTAATGGAGTGCCTACAACTACCTTTGACTTTCCTTCTTATGAGCAGTTTGTGATAGGCGCAGATAGAACTAACTTTTCGAACCAGCGGCTCGAAGGTGGAATAGGCGAGTTCTATGAATATACTACGGCCATAACAGATGCAGACGTATTAGCTAATTTTAACGCGACAAAGTCAAGGTATGGCAAGTAGAACTTATATTATATACAATATTGAAGAAATTTTCAAAGTAGCTTGGAGTCAGGTCTGCGAGACTTCGGCAGATACTATTGTTACAAGTTTAGATGGAAATAAGACATTCATCAAATGGGAAGGCGAAGCACCTAAATTCATTCAAGAAATGGATAGTAAGGAAGGCCCATACTCACACGCTGAGATGATAGCTATATTGAATACTCCAGAGTGGAATGAAGAGCCAGAAGTAGCAAAGGAAAGTTTATTAAGAAGAGTAGGTAAGTGGTTTGGTTTTATAAGTTGATATGGAAATTTTAATTGAGAGCATCGCGCAGTACGGAATAAGTGGGGTATTTTTAGGAGTGCTTATCTATTATCTAAACAAGCTGACCGATATCCACCGCGAAGAAAGAAGCGAGTGGAGTAAGGCAAATACCGACCACGTGGACAAGTTTGCTGAAGTCATAGGCGAAAACACCAAAGCGTTAACCGAAATGCGCGGAGAGATACGCGAAAACAAATGCAAGGTAAAGTAATGGCTAAGAAGAAAAACGAAGCGGTAAAGCTTATTAAGAAGTGGGAAGGGTTTATGCCTAAACCTTACTTATGTCCTGCTGGAGTTCCTACTATTGGTTACGGGAATACAATGTACGAGAATGGCGACCGGGTAGCAATGGGCGATTGTAAAATAGACCGTAAACGAGCCGAAGAAATATTACTAAACTTCGTAAAGAAAGTAGAAGCTCAGGTACTGGAAGTGGTAGACGTTAAACTTAAAGCCCACCAGTTAGCCGCGCTTACTTCTTTTACTTATAACGTGGGTATCGGTAACTTAATAAAGTCTACCCTACTTATTAAGGTGAACAACTGCGTAGAGGACCAGAATATACCAGACGAATTTAGACGCTGGAATAAGTCTAAGGGCAAAGTATTAGCAGGGCTAACGGCAAGGCGAGAAGATGAGGCGGCTTTGTGGCTTGGGGAGGTGTGAACGCATACTACTATTAACCGTTGGGCTTTGCCTTCTGGTAATAATAGCGGTAGGGGGTAGGCTTTGCCAGACTCAGGAACTGGGCTTACTGCAAGCCGAAAGAATACGAGTAAGTAAACAGAAGATAGAAGCCTACGAACTTGACATAAAAGGACTACAAAGAAAAGTAGTTAACTTACAAGCCGAAAACTGCCAACTTGAAGAACTCAAAAGACAGGTATATGTTCAGACAGTTATTAAAGTGGATTCTATTAGCTTACTTCCTTTTGCTGGTAAGTCTGACTTTTTCGCAAACGAAGCGGCCCGTATTGATTCCATACGCAGAAGATACCTTAGTCGGAATAACTAAGCACCAATTTGATATAGTGCTATTTTCGTTCTCGTATCTTAGCGAATTACGCCAGACTTCAAAGATTCAATCTAAGCAGTTAACGCGCTTGGATAGTATAGTAAGCCTAAAGGACAAAGAACTAACCTTAGAACGGCTTAAAATAGCCCAGAAGGATAGCATAGAGACTAATCTTACAGAGGTTATAGAGTGCCACAAAAAGGCCGCCCGTAAACGGAAACTAAAGAACACTTTTTTACATATAGGTCTGGGCGTGGCAGTAGCAGCCGAAGCCGTATTAATTATTCAACTACTAAGATGACGAAACGCGAAGCAATAGACGAAATTCTACACGAAAACGCGAAAGACTGCGCGGCTACCTACGGGCTTTCTATGACCGAAGAAGATAAGAAAGGTATTAAGGACCGCTGGAGAACAAGGCTTTTAAAAATGCGTGAGATTGACCGCAAATTTTGCGACCAAGCAAGGTTTAAAATTAATGACTGAACAGAGGCCACGTCTTCGCGGTAATAAGTTAGCGGCCTATCAAAACTTAACAAGGGACGAAAGGCGAATACTGGTAATAGGCGACCTACACGAACCCTTCTGCTTAGACGGTTACTTAGACTTCTGTATAGACACCTATCAAAGACACAACTGTAACCAAGTAGTCTTTATAGGTGACGTTATAGATAGCCATTACTCCAGCTTTCACGAACAAGACCCAGACGGGTACGGGGGTAAAGACGAGTTAGAGCTTGCAATAGATAGACTACAAAGGTGGGTGGAAGTATTCCCGGTGGCAGACGTTACAATAGGCAATCACGATAGGATAATAAGTAGAAAAGCATTTAGTGGAGGCATACCGAAGGCGTGGATTAAGACATTTAACGAAGTACTAAACGCCCCAACGTGGAACTTTGTAGATAGAGTGGTATATGACGGTGTGCAGTACGTACACGGTGAAGGTGGAACGGCTCGAACTAAATGTAGGGCAGATATGCAAAGCACTATTCAGGGCCACTTACATACCCAATGTTATACGGAGTGGTACGTAGGTCAGAACTTTAAAGTATTTGGCTCCCAGATAGGGTGTGGTATCGACTTTGACCGCTACGCCTTCGCCTATGCTAAACGTGGCAAAAAACCAGCGATAGGCTGCGCGGTAGTTATCGGAGGACATACTTGTATTAATGAGTTAATGGAGCTATGAACCTATTAATAGTTCTGGTAATGGTTCTAATGATGCTTCAGCTTGTAATACTTGCAGGGCTTTTCTATCTTCTTTATTTGGTCCGCCAAATCGAAGACACTCAGGACGTTATTTTTAACGCTGCCGCTAACTGCGAAGAGTTCTTTTCAGCCAACCAAGACGGCTACGGCTTTTCGGCTAACTAATACCTTTCTGTAAGTTCTGTAAGAACAAACGTAAGTGCCGTAAGAACAAACGTAACTTAAAAAACTTCTTTCTTTTTGTTGCCACGTCAAAACTTTAGTATATATTTGTCGCTATAACCAAAACAAGTAAAATGAATTACTCAGATAAAATACGATTAGTTAGACAATCGGGACACGGTCACTACAAAGTAACCATAAGCTATTATGGTAAACACTACACCGCCACCGTTAACGATATGACCTTAATAGATAGCTGGAGAGATTCTAATGCAGCAGCAGGAAGACTATTTAGAAACGTAAAAAGATTAGCACTATGACGGACAAACAATTACAACGTATAAAAAGCCTTCTACCCTACCAAGGTATTAAGCGAATAGCCGAAGATACTGGCTACTCCAGAAGCACAGTAATAGACTGCCTGACCACTTACCGCACGGGTCGAAGAATAGACGCGGACAAAATTTACAAATGCGCACATAAACTACTAAAAGAACGCGGTATAAACTATGAAGGATGAACTTAAAAAACTTACTACACTACAACAACTGCTTAAAGAGCAGCGCGAATGCATCGAACGTATCAACGCAATACTTGAAAGACCACGCAAAAAAAATATTAATGAGCAGCACGACAATAGACCAAGTTCAGACCGGGCTTAATTACTGTAAGCTGGCAGGGGCTACGGACTTAGAAGAGTATAAGCTCTGGAATGACTTTTTTACCATTATTAACGACTACAAATAATCTTAACTTTAACTAACTATGAAGAACTTATTTAAAGCATTAGCAGCATTTCAGCAGGAATGCCCGATAATACACAAAGGTACGCAGGGCTACGGCTATTCTTATGCCGACCTACCTACTATCTTAAAGACCATTAACCCACTTTTAGCTAAGCACGGTTTAGGCTTTACCCAACCCGTGGACCTTGACACCATTCAGACTATTATTTTCCACGTAGAAAGCGGTGAGCAGTTAACCAGCTCTACCCTTATGCCTTCAGACGTTGAGCTTAAAGGAATGAATAAGTTCCAAGTAGACGGCTCTAAGATTACCTATTACAGACGCTACGCCCTTTCCTCTATGCTGGGTATTGTAACGGATAAGGACACGGACGCAGGAGGCGCACCAACTAAAGCCAAGCCTAAGAAAGTAAAGGTTACACCAAAAGAAACGCCTAAGACCTACGAAAAGAAAGACTTAACTCCTTCTATTAACGAATGGAAAGAAGCTATTAACTACCTGAAAGGTGCAGGGCAAATGTCTAAGATTAAGGAGGCGTGGAACTTGACGAAAGAAAACGAACAACTTTTAATGGAAGCCGTACTATGAAAGAAGAACGATACCAAGAAATATGCCGCGAAGTTCATAGGCGATTACAACTTTGGTTAGATAACTCAACTTTTGAAAAAATGACCGTTCAATATTCAAGGATGCGATTCCATATGGCAATAGGGTTAGGCGGTTATCCATTTATGCCTGAGGCTTGGATGACTGAAAAAGAATCAAAAGCCTTTGTAACTGACGAAGAATTTGACAACCCTATCTGCGACCAAATTGTAGATAGTTTTTTTGATAATCTTTTAAAACACAAAGACGAGATATGAAAATTAGAGCAAGCGCAATAGGTCAGGTAATGACCAACAGTAGAAAGAAAGGCGAACTATCTAAGACGTGCCAGACCTACGTTCAGAAGGTACTAAAAGAAGAACTCTACGGGGTTCGGTCTATGTTTTCCAACAAGTACACCGATAAGGGTAATATAATGGAAGACGAAGCTATAGACTTAGTAGCCAGTTTCTACGACCTCGGTAAGGTGGTAAAGAACGAAGACTACTTTACTAATGACTTTATAAAAGGAACGCCAGACGTTATCTTAAAGGACTCGGTAAGAGACATTAAATGTAGCTGGGACGTAGGGACGTTTCCACTATACCAAACAGAAGTGCCGAACAAAGATTACTACTGGCAGCTTCAGGGCTATATGTGGTTAACAGACAAAGAAGTAAGCTACTTAGATTACTGTTTAATGGACACGCCAGACCACCTTATAAGCTCAGAGGCCAGAAGTATGGCTTACCGATTTGGTATGCACGAATTAAGCCAGAAGCAATACACCGACTTAGTTCAAAATATGACCTTCACGCGACACTCTAAAGCTATGAGAATCAAAACTTTCAGGGTTGACCGGGACNAAGAAGCAATAGAGCAAATTAAAAACAGAGTAACCGAAATTAATAACTATATAAACACACTTTAAAAATGGAAATTACAGGAAACGTAGTAGAATTTANNGACCAGTCAGGAGTAACCAAAGCTGGAAAAGAGTTTAAGAAGTACCANNTNGTTATNAAAAACAACGAGGGGTATAATGACGCGGAGAAGTTTATAGCTTTTACGGTCCTCGGAAAGTCAATAGAGAACTTTAACCACGAAGAAGGGGACCTTATAACAGTCTTTTTTGATATTGAAAGCCGCGAATACAACGGGCGTTACTATACAGAGGCTAAAGCGTGGCAGTTCAGAAGAACGGCGCCAGATAGTTTTACCGCTGAGAAGTCCGATAACCCGAAGACTATCACGCACTCACCTTTCTAATGCTGAAAGGCTACGAAATAACAGAAGACTTAACGACTCACGAACGGGCCGAAGTTCTACCGCTTATTGTGGCAGGGCTTCGGTCTAAGGTGGGGAGTTCAAAGGCGGTAGCTGGTTCATACATTTGCGATACCCTGAACGGTTCAGGACGCTTAAAGGACTACAAGCTAAACCCCGTTAAGCTCCGTAAGTTAATACAGACTATTCGGCTGGAGTCTATACTATTTGGCGTGTGTTCTTCTTCAAAAGGCTATTACTTAGCCGAAGGTGTGCAGGACTTGAGCGAGTGCATAGAAAGCCTTACCCAAAGAATAAGACAACAACAAAGGGTAGTAGATGCTCTGGACTTTCAACGAGAAAAGCTAAAGGGCTTAGAGATGCTTAAAGGACTATGAAGACAGTAAACAGTTTAAGCGGAGGTAAGACTTCAAGTTATATAGCGGCTAACTATCCAGCAGACTATGACGTATTCAGCTTGGTTAGAATAGAAGACTGCAAGTTTCCAGACGAAAAGATTAGGCTGGAAGTAGAGGACAGAATACAAGCCCCCTTTATTGGAACGGCAGAAGACGACACTATTATATATACTATGCTGGACTTAGAGCAGTATATAGGTAGACCGATAACTTGGACAACTGGGCAAACCTTTGAGGCAATTATAAAGAATCACGGAGGTTATTTACCTAACAAAATGGCTCGATACTGTACTACTGACCTGAAAACCCTACCAATACTGTATTGGATTTATGACACAATAAAAGAACCCGTAAGTATGCGTTTTGGCTTTAGAGCTAACGAAACAAATAGAGCAAAAAAAATGTTAGAAAAAGTAGACGAAGAAGGGTTTACAAAGGTAAAAGCGACATTTGCAAAGCTAAAAGACGGGCGTAATAGTTGGCAAACTGTAAGATATTGTAAGCCAGAGTTTCCACTAATTAAGGACGGCATCTACAAGGATAAAATAGAAAAGTACTGGAGCAGTAAAGAAGTGCGCTTTGCATACCTTAACAACTGCGTTGGCTGCCATTGGCGAAGCCCTATACTCTTAAAGCATATGAGCGACAAACTACCCGAAAAGATGCAATGGTTTGCAGACCAAGAAACCGAAAAGGCAAAATTTAGAAGCGACTGCAAATACTCGGACGTTATAAAATGGAAGTCCCAACTTGAGCTATTCGACACAGACTTTAACGAGTGCGATTCTGGGTACTGTGGGCTATGAGTAAGATACTAAAGAACTATAAGCGGCAGAAGTGCGCGGAGATAATAGTAGCCCTTGAAAATATAGAAGGACGAATGGAAACTTTTAATAAGCTCAGTAATGAAGTTAGAACTAAAAGGTAAAGACACAGAGTTAGTACTTGCGGTTATGGAAGCCTACATAAAAGGACGAACGCTTAACCTCACCGAAGCAGGAAAGAAAAGACTGGCATACATAGAAGCGAAACAAATGGGTAGGCTATTTGGATATGATATATCTAAAGAAAGAACAAAGGACAATTTAGAAGCACTAAATGGCAAAAAGAAAGCGTAAACGTTCACAAATAGTTAAGCAGTTAGATAGTGTCTTTAGCCAGTACATTAGACTTAGGGCGGCTAACTTAGACGGCTTTACAGAATGCGTAACGTGCGGAAAGGTAGACCATTGGAAAAAGCTACAATGTGGACACTTTATGTCCAGAAGAAAGTACTCTACCCGGTGGATGGCTTTCCCGATACCAAATTGCGCCCCTCAATGTATGGCTTGTAATATGTTCGCTCAGGGCGAACAATTTAAGTTTTCCATATACTTAGACCAGACCTATGGAGAAGGTGCATCAGATACATTGTTATTAGCCTCTAACCAAATAATTAAGTACTCAGACCAAGAGCTTATTGATATGATAGACAAATACAAAGTATTACTAAACGAATTAAAATAGTATCTTTACGGGGTCGCCTGACACGCGGCTTTCTTGAACAATGAACAAATTAACGATAACATACGGGGTTAAAACAGAAGGTGGGCTTTCATTGTGGCTAACTGGACGGGGCGCAGTCAACGCCAACCCCATTCTTTAAGCAATGGCAGAAAACAAAAAGAGCTTTATTCTATACTGCGACCAGAAAGGGGTATGGGATAAACTAAACGAAGAGCAAGCAGGACGGTTAATAAAGCACGTTCTGGCTTACGTTAATGACGAAGACCCGAAAGCACCAGACTTTATAACAGAGTTAGCCTTTGAGCCTATAAAACAATCACTTAGGCGCGACCTAAAAAAATGGGAGGTCCAGCATAAACAACGAAAAGCAGCAGGACAAAGGAGTGCTAAAGTTCGTAAAGACAATTCAACGAGCGTTAACGAGCGTTCAACGGAAAGCAACGAGCGTTCAATTTCGTCTACTGATAGTGTTAGTGTTAATGTTAATGTAAGTGATAATGTTAATGTAAATGCTAAAAGAGAGAGAGAGGTAGAATTTCGCGAGCAAGTCGCTCAACACACGCAGTATTCTAAAGAGATGT